GTCTCAAACCGACATAAGGGATTAGCAGGGCGGTCAACTACGCTTATCTCATTAAGCACATAGTTTGTCACCCTATTAATAGACTTCCCCGTGGTCTTATTGAATTCAACTTTTCTATCAAGGACCTCACCACCAATCGAGAAACCCTTGTAGACACCTTCCTTGCATTTCTGCCATGCCTGCTCATCAACAATTTTGGCTCCAATATACACCTCCTGCTTCTCATCTCTCGCTTCTATGAGAGGTGCTATACCGACTGCACTTGGTTTGTGCATCTCTCTTACATTCCGCCATTGAGAATATTCTACAAGTGCTTTCTTTGTAGCATCCCAATCGACAATCTCATTCTGTTTATCAAGACCAGAAGTGGTGGCTAAACCATATACCATCCTCTGCTCTTCGTCCACCTTCGTGATGGGCACAAACATTCTTAACTTCGTATCTACCATTACTCCTCCTGTTATTTTACTAACTTTAGGAAGCTTCTTTCCTCCCGCCTCTTTCAAATGACCTTCTAATATCCTTGTAGACATACCAGAAGAACGCTCCTTCTTTCTCTTATCTCTCTCAGAAAAGAAAAATCTCCTTTGGGCTTCCGATACTATTGGCGTATGCTCTCTCTTATCCATCTATTCTCCAACGCAAGGATTTTTCATATCAATTCTCCTTTAATTAGCTGCTGTCCAGTCAGAGCTGCTGGAAATCCCAGTAGCAAAGTATAATTTTTTGTTATTTGTATCTACAAATACATCACCCACCTTAGTTGGAGTTGTGCCTGGAACGCCTGTCCCTGAACTAATAGTAGGTTTCTCTGTATCCAATTCATTAATGGCAGCTTGAACATCCGTAGAAGCAATTGCTCCCGCTGGTGTGTTCACTATGCTTGCAGCCTTAGTAGTCCTGACTAATGTTCCACCTGACATAGTAAGCACTGAACCACCTTCCGTATCAGCATCCATATACAAAGTTGAACCTGTATTCAATATAAATGCTGAACTTCCTGCTCTATTACCATAAGCAGAAGCTATTACTGTTCCACTTAAAGTCACTTGGAAAGGAACATTAATATCGGCATTATTGATATTAAACTCACAGTTAGTGGCAGCAAATGTAGAATAATACCCACCACCCATCAGATAAGTATATACATTAGTTAGAGTAGTAGTAACATTCCAAAGACCACCAAAAACCTGCAAATACTCATCATCGGTAGGAGCAGTTGGATTCATTACCCAAGCAGAACCAGTTACATTACAATCTACCGCATTGATACAGATGTGTGAAGATAAACACTCAAGCCCACCACTAATTCTCAATCCTATAAAGGTAATCTGCTCAGGAGTAGGAGAAGAAGGATTGGTTACTGTTATCTTACCAGATATTCTCGCTCCTTGAACTCCACAACTTCTGAAAGTAACATAGATTTCATCCACCGTTATTGCATCAGAATAATATGGTCCTGGTGCAATCTCTATAAGATACTTATTAGTCGCAGAAGGACTAACAATTGCATCAATTGCATCTTGTATTTTCAAAAACGGCTTTGCAATAGAACCATTTGGAGTATAGGAATCTGACCTCTTACTATCTACATAAAGAATATTCGTCACTTGTGGCTCAAATTCTATCCCAGAATATCCAGATACACCCGAGGCTCCACTTGCACCGCTATATCCACTATCTCCTACTGCACCGCTATAACCAGAAACACCTATTGCTCCGCTGTATCCTGAGACACCACTATACCCAGACGCTCCAGAATAACCAGAAGTGCCACCTACGACCGCTGCTTTCAACTCCGCAGCAGTGCATTGACTCACCCCTCCTTTGTCTATATACTGGTCTTTATTCTGCTCATGGTCTGTTGGTTCTGGCAGATAACCTTCGTTGATATGTTCTGCCATCTTGTTAAAATTACCTATTGCTATATCATTCTTAATATTATTAGGTAGAGCCATTTTATCCTCCTGTTATCTTGGAATTACTTTCCCGTTTGCAATTCTATGTGTATTAGGGTTGAACTTCCCTTCAAACTTATCTCTGCCATGCGTGTGAGCTACAAATGTATCATTGCCTATTCGCTCAACACTCTTAATATCAGGTGCCCCTGCTCTATTCTTATTTCTCTTCCTTAAATCACTTGTAACATATGGCATCTTACTGCTCCTTTATCTTATCTTCTTTGATTTTGCCTTCTGGCGTAATCTGCAATGTTTCTATGTCCTTATCATTTGGATTGAAGCTCTTATCATCTATATACAAGTCTGCATCTGGTTTTCCATTGCGTTGCCATACTTCGTCAAATGGAATATCGTTCTCTCTCAATAGAACTTCTATCCCGTTTACTACACCAGGATTATTATTGAACCCAGATGAATATATGATTATCTTAAACCCTTGTGCCTTAAAGTCAATGAGTTTCGCTTTCATCTCTGGGACTATCTTATTATCCTTGACGATAGTGCCATGATAATCGCAGGCAATTACCTTCTCTGGTCTCTTAGGTTTAGGGACTGTTTCGGTTACAGTAACGCCTACTATACCTGACTCAGCATAAGCATTTTGTCCATTCTTCTCAATCCTTGACTCGCTGACCGCCCGACGCTGCATTGCTTCTACAAGCTCGCCCTGTTCAGGTGCTGGTGCTGGTTCAAAGAGATATGCACAACGGCATCTGGGATGAATTGAGGGATGTGGATAGAATGTTCCTGCGGCTCCCATACCGTATAAGCTTGCCAGTTCATCATAAGATACCCATTGTCCATCAAGGGAATTACATTCATCGCATACCTTCTCGTCTTCCATTGTATGCCATATACCGCCTGCAAACTCTGTCTCTATCTCAAGCGTAGATAATGCCTGACGCTCTCTGACAGCAGTTTCCCATTCGTCAATCCTTGATTGGAACTCATCTGCTGTTTCGCCTTCCTCCTTGAGAGGTCTATCTGGTTCTGGCTCTTCGTCACTTGGTTTCCTTTTTTCACTTGTCATAAAGATTAAACCTGCAATTGAAGCCGTAAGCAAGCCATTCTCTGCGAAGTGACCGAGCCTATGTTCCTGTGTATCCATTACATCTGATATGTTTTGGTCAAATTCCATTTCATCTTCCCACTCCCTCATACCCTCTACATTACCATAAGGGTCTTGGCGGAATAAGAGTTCATCATACTCATCGCTTACATCTTCAATAAGACCATCAATATATCCAGCATTTCGTTCAAGTAAAGGTTCTATATATTCTGTCCTTTGCTTTGTTGATATCTTTTGAGAAGCTTCTTCTCTTAAAACATAAGCTCCTTTGTTCTTACCATGAACAAATCCTTCTTTGAATGGACCTACTGCTGTATCTTTCAATGAAGTCTTAAGTTCTTCCATTACTTTATCTTTTTCTAATTTTAGTTTCTTGAAGTCAAATGTAGGAAGTTTATATGTTTTCTCCATTTCCATAGAGACGAAAGATTTGCCGAACTTACCATGAGCAAATTCTTCAAGAGTAATAAGCCCAGACTTATTATCAGAGCTATAAGTGATGTTATTAGGTTTGAACCCACTGTCAGCCATAAAGGTCATTACTCTATCAATAGTAGAATCATCAAACTGACTTGCTTGAACATAAAGTCCATCCCCTAACTTGGATACATGAATATTCCCTGCTTTCGTTGAGTCATCCTTAATCTTGTTCAATTGCTCCGTTGTCCAATCAGTGGTATCCTTAAGCTCTTTAGGTATGCTGACATTAAAATCATCTGGATGTTTTCTAATATAGTCTATATGAGATAATGCACTATCTGCGTTATGTATTTTTCCTTTTGAGTCTATTATAAATGAATTACCCATTACCTTCGGTCTTTCTCCTTCTCTCCAAGGATGCTTAATATCCCCGCTTCCTTGCTCTTCCTTACCGCTACCCTTTGGGTATCTCCCACTACCTTCGCCACCTTTCTCAATCCTACCTTCTATCTTTGCCTGTATGAAGGCAGACTTTTTTGGGTTGACTCGCTCAAGAGTATGTGGTGCTACTTTGAAATATAAGAAACATTCAGCAAAGTCTTCCCTAATATTAAACCTCGCATAGACACTTACAAAAGATTCGTCTTTCAAAGTATAGTAAGGCGAATACATAACAGAGCCATCAAATCTTTTCTTTTCACCTACTATGTATTGATTCATATCGCCTGTTAACTGCTTCCTTTGAAGGAAGGTAGCAAGGCTTTGCCAAGTTGTTCTCTCTTCTTCCGATAAAGTATTATAATAGGTTGCATGTCCAAACTCGTGTATTAAGGTTTTTGCCGTTTCACTTATCCACTCACCGCTATCACCAATGCGTATCTGACCATGCTGTTTAAGATAATCAGGGTTAAACTCTATAAGGTTCTCTTTGTTATCATAGCGAGCATTAACCATAAGAGTATTGTTAAGTACTATCGCATCTAATATACCAAGATTAAGGTCATACTTATTCGCTATTTCTACAAATTGCTTTTTATATCTAAAAGGTATCTTTGCTATACGGTCTATCGTGGCTGCGTTGTTATAGTCCATCTTCTTCATTTCCCTGACCCTGCCAAGCAACACATTCATCTTACGCTTCGCAACATCCCAAACTTCTACGAGGTCTGCTCTATAAGTCTTTATAGAACGCTCCATCCTGCGTTTCATAGGATAAGGTTTTCTCTTTTGAAGAATATTAAAAGGAATAGAGATAGTCTCTACGCCCTCTATCATGGGATAGAGATTCGGCTTGGTAATGAGAGATACTTTATTAAGATTGAATTCACCCATTACTTCATCCATGTGTTTTGGCTTATCAAATAAGATTCTGTTCATTTTACCTTACCCATTGCTGATTTTAACTTAGTATAGTAATGTGGTTCTTCTTCAAGATGAGCAAGTGCTATCTTGGCTGTCATCTCAAGGTCTGCATTTGTGATATCCGTATGCTCAAACTCTTCAGCTATGCCTTTAACAAACTCATCAAATGGTATTCTGTCAAAGTTGACTTGTAATTTTTGCCCGATTGCCCTTGCTCGCTCTTCTTGGCTTGAATATACCTCGGCTTTAAACCCTTTATCAAATGGTCTATTGAATATCTGCCCTCGCTTGGTAACGAATGTTAAGACTCTCATTTACTTATCCTCCAGAGTAATGCGTATTTCTTGCTCACCTAACCCTTGTTCTTTAAGGGAAGTCATCGCCTTAGCTATCGTATCTTTGTTAAGGGCATCAACTGCCATACGCACAAACTGTTCTTTTGCCTTATCTTCGGCAGGCTGTGCCTTGACAGGTTCACCTTTTTTAGGGAATCCTTTTTTAGGGAATCCTCCTTTAGCAGGGACATCACCCTTGGGAGCTTTTTCAGGGGAAACATCTTCTGGTTTTATTATCTCATCGGTAGGAGCTCCGCCCTGTGCTTGCTCTATGGGAGTTTCTTCTTCTTCCTGTCCTTCTTCTGGCGGCATCAATTCTTCTATACGCACAGAACCTTGAGTTGTTTCTACAAGGATAGTATCACCACCGTCAACAGGAGGCATACCCAATCTCTTGCGTCTATCGTTACGGGATATAACACCCATCCTAATATCCCTCTCATCAATTGAGGACTGAAGATTCTCATCCGTTAGGTCTATGCCCTGCCATTGAAACTTGCAGTCTTGAAATGGGAAGCACTTTTTAACTATTTCTGTATTGAAGTAAGTTTCTAACAATGAGAGCAGATTTTTGATACCTCTCTCTTTAGTTAGTTCCTTTTGTGTTTCGGCGGTTGTCCTATGGAAGTCTTGTATAAAAGATATATCTTGCGGTGATATCTGGAAGCATGCACACTTAATAGAAAGTGTCCACTTCAAGTATTCCATCATCTGCATATCTCTTGCTGTCTGTGCTGCAAGAGGAATATACTTCGGGTCTTCGCCACCTGATATAAACATCATCTTGTGTAAGCCGTGACCAGATACTTCATTATCCCATAAAGCTTCAAAGTTCTTTCTTTGTTCGGGAGTTATGTTCTTGCCTAAATCAAATATTGCGGGAGGAACATTGGAATGTTTAAAGAAGTCTATGTTGTATTCATCTGCGAAAAGAGATGCTGTTATGATATATGCTGCTACTTCTATTGGCGACATACCATAACCGTTCTGTTGAGGATTAGACATCAGGTAGATGATTTCATCTCTTGTATATTCAGCTCTCAATAGTCCTTGGTCTTCCCACACATAAGCATACTCAGGCGGTTGAGGGACTGTCCTATCAGGATTACGATATAGCTTTACATCTTGCCCTGGCAGTAGATACATCTCAGAAAGTTCTCCAAGAGAGTTACTGTTCTTGACTATGACACCTGCATCATAGGTTAAGATATCATCTACAAGGAGTTCGAGGAATTGTCTAAAGGTTGGCGTTTCACTATTATTCGGCTTCTCAAATATCTTATGAACTATATGGGCATGTTCTTCAGCGTCTTGTCTTACTTTGCGTTTAAGAGATTCAAAATACCACTTCAGCTGTTGCTTCTTCACTGCGTTATCTACACCAGCTCGCAGTATGTTCTTAAGGTCGTTTGAGGCTTTAACATAAAGGTCTCTATTTATTAGCAGAGGATGGAACGCTTCTTCAAAACCCCAAGGATTCAGGTTATTTGTTATGGTAGTATGCCATCTATCTAACTCCAGTTCTATCTTCTCCGTGTCTCTGACTATCTCCCATTTGGTTTGAGTTATCTGCGTTTTGCGTGTGGCTTTTATTGCCCATGTGATAGGGTCAGTATTGGCAAGTTGTTTGAGAGTAAGAGCATTTATGATAACAGGCTTCATCACCTTCTTTGAAGGCAAGCCAGCCATCCATTGGAAGTTGCCTTTGCGTGGCTCTGACCCTCGTATGCCAACCTGACGATTTACTGCCTTTGTTATCGTTCCTATCGCCCTTGCGAATAATCCCATTTGTTCTCCTTTGTCTTCGTGTTATAACTCAAACCCTGCTTCACTTGCTATATCAGTCATTATCTGTTCGTCGAACTCACCAGATTCAATCATATCTATAATATCTTGTTCCGTCAATTCTTGTTTAGCCATCTTTTTATATGGCGATTTCCCTATCAGACTATCCCTTTGACTTGCATATACTTCTGCCAAACCAAGTAACCTACCTGCTTTTTTAAGAAGAATATCTGCCTGCTTGCTTCCCTTTGGCAACTTACCAGCCCTTTCCCTATATGCTTTAGCTACTCCTTCAGCAGAACCTACCTTCTTGTTGAGAAGCATCGCCTCCGATTTCTTCCCAAACGCACTACCTTTTATTTTGACATAATAGTGGAAAGCTTCATCTTGAGAGAGTTTACGCTTTACTGCCGTTGCTTCAGGTGTTTGAGTAGAACCTTTACCAGAACCTTTAGGATAACGACCACTCGTTTCTGTTCCAAATTTAGCCATCTGTTGTAGGTCATCCCTTGTAATATCTATTCTCTTGCCTTTGCTTGTGAATGTTATGACCTGCATCTTAACCTCCGAGTGCGTGTCCTGATGGCTTGATGTTATATTCTGTCTTTTGACGAGGGTCTGAACAGCCCACCTTGCCTTCTTCAACCTTCTTTTGCTGAAGCTTGCGTTCCTTGATTTGTCTTATTCTTCCTTGTAAATCTTCTCTGGTGAGACCACCTGTAAACTTATGGGGACCTTCGGCTGGCATATTCATTGTTCCCCCTGTTGGAGTGCCTGCATAAGGCTGGTAGGTATCACTATCATATCTACTTGATAGCTTTATCCTTGCTCGCTTATACCAACTACCATCATCTATTGGAGCTTTATACATAGGCACGAATTTAACATAAGGACAACTGGGTGGGAGATAGCGTTTTTGTATAGCTTCGGGGATAGTATTGCACTGTCCTAACTTTGAGAACCTATCAGAATAGATTGTGCATTGTGCCACACGCCCTGCAAATTTCAAGAACTTGCAAGGCTTGCTGTAGTTGATAAGCCATACATTGTTCTTTATGCTCTTCTCAAAACAGCACTTCCCGCATTGTGTGCACACTTTCTCCCACGCCTCTGTCAACTGCACTTTCAGTTTCTTGAGGTCGTCAACTGACACCGACTTAACTTTGCCCTTGTGAATGTATGTGATTACTTTCACTTTTTATCCTCTAACCCAACTTCCCTTTTCTTCATTTTCGGCAAAGGTCGGTCATTGACAGACTTCAGCACTAAAGTGCCATCGTCAGTTTTGACGAAGTCCAGTTTACCGTGCCCCGTTATAATCGTAAATATACGCTCGCTCATATAATTTGGTGAGGGAGTAAGGCTTTCGCCCAAATGTCAGTTTTGTTGGTAACTCTAAAAGAGTTATCCTGTTATGACTAATCTCCCTCAAATCCTATTTTAACAGTCCCATTCCTATACCGAACAGGATACTGTAAACAATTGCTCTTAACAGATTGTAACTTTCTTCCTTCTTTAAGCTTCTCCATGTCTCTATGAACCCTATGATGCTAAATGCTAAACACGACCAACCTAATATACTTGATACTGTCTTTATCATTTCTTCTCCTACTCTTTAGGATACTTCTTCTTGTCAGAATATTCCTTTTCTTGCGTCCACACATACTTTTCAGGAATATGGACATAACTCCCATTTAACTGGCGTTGCATAATGCTGCCATCTGGCTGTGTCTCATCTCCCCCTCTTGGCTTAACGAGCCTACTTGCTTCAGCCTCATTCAACTTATCGTGCATCTCTTTTAGGCTCTTGTTATGCTCTGGAACTTTATCTACTTTAGGATGTCTCTCATAAATACCTGAACCAGGACCACCCTTAGTCATCTTCTCTACTCTGCCCATATCTTTCAGGTCAGAATTGATAGCCCTGATTGCGTGACCAATTGCTGCACTTTTACTTGACCACCAATTGTCTGGATAGTTATAATCTTTTGCATCTTTATGAGCGTAGGCGTATGAGTATTTTCCCTTTCCTGACATTCCTTCCCCATACTTGCCGACAATAATTTCGTGCCCTCTATATCTTAGAGATTTCGGGTTTTCAAACCCACCCTTGATACTATTCTGTTCTCTATCTTTAGTCCCACTTCCCTTCGGATACCTTCCGCTACCTACACCGCCTTCGTCATACCTATCAGATTTCTCTACCCTGCCTTCATACTTTAATTCACTTATCTTCACTTGAGATATACTTGCATCTTCCCAACTTACTGAGGCGAGCTCGCCAGTAGTATCAAGGACTTTACCTTTATGTCCTTTGAGCGATACAATAGCACCTCGGCTTATAACTGGCGAGTCAGATTTAATCGGTTCGCCTTTAGCAATTTGGTCTAAAGGTAAATCATATCTTCTACCGTTCTTAACTATAGAAACAAATCTCATATTCGCCTCTTCTAATTAGTATAAGAAATTCTGATAAGTTCCAGGATTTCTTTCAACAAGCACTATCGCTTTCACATCTGGGTCAGTAGAAGCTCTCTTGAAGTAATTGACATCATCAAGCTTCGCCTGTGCTATCAAGTTTGCCCATGCTATATCTTCAACTATCTTTGCACCATCTGGAGTAAATACAGGCGGTGTCCCAGCTGCTGCATCACAAACAAGAATCAACTTACTTGCATCCCCAAGTGCATAAGCGGATACGAGTATGTTATCGAGATTAATCTTATTTATGATATTTGTGGTCGTAATGTAAGCGTCCCCACCTATATTTATCTGTGCACCTGTTGCCCCAGAATTCTTGAAGGTGTATGTTATTACACCTATCGCAATCGTCTCATCTGCCGTAGGATTTGTAGCAACATGGACAGTCATTGCTTTCCTAACCAGATACGCACCATCATTCTGATTATGGTTGCCTAACTTAAATCCACCGAAAGCTCCGTCTTTTGATTTACTGTCTGTGAACAATCCATCCTCTAATAGTCTTGACATCTCAAACCTCCTTTTAATACAGAAAGTTCTTATCCGTTCCAGCGTTTCTTTCTACGAGAACTGTTGGGATAGCATCCTTATCTGTAGTCTGGTCAATCTTAAAGTAACTAACATTATCAAGCTTATTCTGTGCTATTGTATTCGTCCAAGCTATGTCCTGTATAATCTTTGCTCCGTCTGCCGTAAATGTCGGTGACGCTCCTATCACATTAGCAACCAGCAATATCAATGTCGCTGAACCAAGAGCATAGGCAGTGCATTCAGTTCCACCCGTCGCCTGCGTGTAATAATTAACCGCACTTATTATATTCTGTGCAGTCTCTGCCTTATAGTTTGTCACGCCATCTACAACTGAAATAACAGATACTGAACCATTAAATGCTGCGTTCGGAACAAATGATAGGTAGCCATCACCCGTAGCAACTATCGTCTCTGCGAATACACCATTCGCCAATATCGGTGTTCCAAGAACATTTCCTACCTTTGGAGTAATCTGCCCAGCAACATAGTTCGCAACTGTAAATGTAATCACATAACTTCTACCAGCGACTGCCTTCCAAGTATTCTGGAATACAGGGTCTATGTTATCTAATGTAGGAGTAATGATAGTTGTATCATCAGGACCTAAATACGGGTCTCCAGCATGAG